CGGATCGGGGACGAGGTCGTGCGCGGCGAGATGGTTGGGACCGTGGTGGCCGTCAGCCCGATCAACTCCGGCGATGCCGTCGTGGCATACGAGCTTCAGGTGCGTACCCCCTGATGGCTGGGCTTCGTACTAACCTGGACAAGGCGGTAGAGAAGTTCGCCATCAAGACGCTCGTCGCGCTGGACACCACGGTTCAGGGGACTATGGCGGAGATGGGCTTTGCTGCCCAGGCGCTGTCGCCGTTCTACACGGGAAAGTTCCGGGCCTCGTGGCGCATCGCGCAGAACCGCACAGACACCACTACCTCTGCCGGGGCCCGCTCCAAGAGGGAGGCCAGCAAGCTACTCCGCGCCAGCAAGGGCCGGGTGGACTCCGGCTACCGCGACGTGCCTGTCTCGTCCAAGGAGTTCTCGGACCTACAGGACCAGGCGGGCTCCCAGCTCGCCGGCAACGTGCACATCCTCTCCAACTCCGTGGAGTACGGCGATAAGGTCAACTCCGGAGACCCGGAGACGGGCCGCGCCCCTAAGCTGATCGTGGAGCAGGTCCGCCTGCTCTTTCCCGGGTTCGTCGCAGCGGCCGCACAGCGGGCCAGGAGCAAGCGCTGATGGCTATGGTGAACGTGAGAAAGGTTCTGCTGGCTGTTCGCCGCAGGTTCCTCACTACGGCGGACCTTCCCGACGCTATCCAGTACGACGGCCTGACCCTCCCCGGAGGGCTGCCGTCTGACGATATCGCCATCATCGAGACCATGGTTTCCGCGGATCAGCGGAGCGTGGCCTACGGCACCTCCCAGGCTCTGGGCGTGGTGCAGTACCAGGTGGTGGCCCCCGCGAGCAGACCCGATTTGGTTAACAAGGCTTTTGACCTTGCTCATGCTATAATCGAGAAGTTCGAGAACGGCATCACCTTCGAGGACTCCGACGGGGTTCGGGTGCAGGTCGTTCGCTCGGAAACCACAGGCACGGGCCGTCGTAGTGGTGACGAGTCCGATCTCTACTACGTCCCAGCCGCCATATCCTGGCGGTCATTTTCCACCCTAGAGCCCTTCTAGGGCCTGACTCCACCAACTAACTATGGCTTCTCAATCTGGATCCACGGTCGTCGTGTCTATCTCGGCGCCCAACACATCTGCCGCCACGGTCGCGCAGACCGGCGCGTTCACCAAGATGCGTCTCACGGACCGCAACGGTCCCTCTCTTGAGGTCGGCGAGCTGACCTCCGGCGAGGTCTCCGCGAACCGTCAGGAGACCTCCATCCGCTCCGGCTTCCAGCAGGTCTCCGGCCAGCTGGGTTTCGAGTTCTCGTACAGGGCGCAGGACGACCTTATCGCGCTTGCGTGCCCCGGGGCCTTCGCTGGCGGCGCGGGTGCTGCGACCATCGGTGCCGCCGATAACGACCTGACCGCCGCGGGCGCGTTGACCTGCACGGAGGACCACAACGTGCTTGTGGGCGAGATCGCTAAGTTCACCTACGACACGGCTGCTAATGTGATCGTGTTCATTGGCATCGCTACGGGAGCCAAAACCGCCCAGGCGCTGCACTACTTCGGGGCTAAGCCTTCCTCCGACACCGTGGACAAGAGCCTGTCCGTCGTGGTCGGTGACAGCACCGGCGTCCAGAAAGGGAGCATGCTCTACTCGACGATCGTCAAGCAGTACCCCGACGCCGGCGTCGCCCTTTCGCAGGCGTTCGGTGGCTGCACGGTCAACAACTTCTCGATGTCGATTCAGCCCGGCTCGCTCGTGACGGGCACCGTGGACCTCCTCGGCCTTGAGGCGACCGCGATGGCGACCACCTACAACAGCCTGACCTCGCACAGCGATGCCCCGACCTCGACGGCGTACTCGCCGTTCTCGTCCTGCGTGTTCATCGAGAACGCTCCGAACGCGGTTGTCTCCGGCCTGGACTTCACGATCAACAACAACCGTGAGACCCTGCCGCTCCTCTGCTCGGCTTTCGCTGACGACGTCTACGAGGGCGTCGCCAACGTCACCGGCACCATGACGCTCCTCTTCGAGAACGCGAACGAGTACAACAAGTTCCAGAACGAGACCGAGTCTGAGATCACCATCGTGCTCGACGCCGGTGACACCGCTAACGAAGAGTGGTCCGCCATCACCTTCCCGCGCGTCCGTTACCAGCAGCCCTCCTTCGAGGTGCCCTCCAACGGCCCCGTGGTCCTGACGCTGAACTTCCGCGCCCTTGAGACCACCGCGCCCGTCGCCGGCCAAAACGCGCCGACGTCCTGCGTGTTCTACCGCCACCCGACGGCCTGATAGCTGACTGATACGGCCGGGGTCCCACTTCTGGGGCCCCGGCTTTCGCCCCCTACCCCCTACCTCCCTTACTAACATGGACCTTTCCAAGCTCGATACCGCTGAAGTCACCGCCGTCATGGAAGTGCGCCACCCCGTCTCCGGGGAGCCGCTGCTGACCGACGACGACCAGCCCATCACCATCACCCTGCTCTCGGCCGACTCTGACGAGTACGAGACCGCGATGCACGACGCCCAGCGCTCCGCCGCCCGCGCCGCCGCCCAGACGGACGGCATCGCAGACCCGGCCGGCACCACCCGCCGCGCCACCGCGGTCCTGGTGCGCTGCATCGTCGGCTGGGAGAACATCATCGTCGACGGCGAGGAGCTTCCCTTCTCCCGCAGCAACGCCGGCACGCTTCTGACCAAGGTACGCTTCATCCGCGAGCAGGTCAGCAAGTTCATCGCCAACCGGGCCAACTTCCTGGAGGACTCCAAGGGGGAGTCCTGAAGGCTCTGATCGAGCTGGCGGAGTCCCTGCACAACAGGAACTCCGCCGGCAACTCAGGGCCGACTGAAGAACAACTACGACTCCTGGCGAAAGCCAAGGGGCTCGATCCCGACGAGTACGTCAACGAGCACCTGGGGTCTATTCACATCGAACCGAGCTACCGGTACCTGTGGGGAATCTACAGGACACTGGCTAACCGGCGCGGCTACAACGAGGGTATTCCGGAGGCCATCCGCTTCCAGGAGATCCAATCGTTCTCACAACTAACCAGGACTCCCCTAGACGCCTGGGAAGTTTCGATCATAACAGCCCTCGACGACTACGAGCGCGGGCTGATCATAGAAGAACGCCGAAAGGCTCAGCAACGCGCTGAGAGAAGAAGCTAATGACCGACGTCGCGAAACTCCAGGACACCACAGGGATCTACCTCATCGAGGTGGGCCCGTGGTTCTACTATGGGCGAGCGACGTGCCTTTATAAGCGGCGGTCCCAGCACCGCCGGGCCCTGGAGCGCGGCATCCACCGCAACCCCATCCTCCAGGCGGCCTACAACAAGTACGGCCAGTTCAGCTTCGAGGTGGTCCTGGAGTGCCCCAAGGAGGATTGCCCCCGCTGGGAGGACCGCTTCCTGAAGATGTGGATCGGCACCGACCACTGCTGTAACCTGAGAGGCGCTGAGGGGCCCCTGGTTGGCCGCAGGATGTCCGCGGAGACGCGGCAGCGGATGTCGGCCGCGTCGAAGGGAAAGTCCAAGAGCGCGGCTCACAGGGCCGCTGTGATCGAGGCCATGGCGCCCCTCCGCAAGGCCATCGGAGCCAAGGTCTCCGACTCCCTGACCAAGTATGCCATCCGCGTCACGTACGTGGACGGCCGGGTCGAGGAGTACAAGAACTCCCGGGTGGCTGCCGAGGCCATCGGGTGCCATCGCCAGTCGGTGGATAACTTCGCGTCCGGGGCCCGCTGCCCTCAGAACCCGCGCTCGCGTAAGCTGGGCGTCTTGAAAGTGGAGAGATTCTGATGACAGATGTGGCCAAATTACAGATCCAAGTGGATTCTACGCCCGCCCTCAAGGCGGCGCAGAACCTCGCAGCGCTTGACAAGGCCGCCGGCCGGGTTGTCAAGCAGGCTAAGAATCTGAAGGAAGCGAAGCTCGGCACCACCGCCAAGACCGGCGGCGCGGCTTTCAGCGCTATCAGTAAGCCCGTCGAGCAGGCCATCACGGACCTGACAAACTTCGGCAAGTCGCTCGACAACCAGGCGGTCTCGATCGGCAACCTGAAGAAGTCCGTGGGCGACGTCGGCACTGACTTTGAGAAGGTCGCCGAGGCTGTTCGTAAACTGAGCAGCGATGAGCAGGGCACCGCGCTGGAAACGGTAATCACCCGCATCTCCCGCTTCGGTGACGCTGCCAGGAAGGCGGTTCCCGGACTTAAGGGTGCGGCCAAGATGGCCGGCGCCCTCAAGACCAACACCAAGGGCATCGCCCGGCGGCTGGGCAGCATCAACGGTAAGTTCGAGGAGCTGGCCACGGCCACCGAGGGCTCGAGGAAGGGCCTGGCCAGCAACGCCCGTCTGGCTGGACAGGCAGCCACCCGATTCGAGAAGCTACAGGAGCAGGTCAAGCAGAGCGCGGGCTCTATGAAGAACCTGGAGAAGGCGCTCAACGCCACCACCCCGGCGGGTAAGCGTGCCGCTGGCTCCATCCGCGAGGTCGGCTTCTCGTCCCTCAGGGCCAACGGCTTCGTCCGCCAGTTCGCCACGGGCCTGGGCCTGGTCAGTGGCGGATTCGCCCTGGCGACCGGCCTCAAGGGCTTCGTGAAGGCTCTGGCGGACTTCGAGTTCCAGGCCGCTAAGACCGCCGCTGTGACGATCCGCATGGGAACGGCCTTCGATGTGGCCGCCCAGCAGCAGCAGCAGCTCGCCGTCCAGGCCCGCGAGCTAGGCGCCAGCACGCGTTTCACCGCGGTGCAGGCGGCCGAGGCCCAGTTCTTCCTGGCGCGAGCGGGCTTCGATGCCAACGAGGTCCTCGCGGCGACCCCCGCTACCCTGGACATCGCCGCGGCAGGCTACATCGAGCTTGGCCG